AAGGATTTTCACAACAATATTTTATATCTGACAAGATAGTACATTTATAAAAGAAAGGTACAGCATGGCTAACCCTTTTCTTAATAGTGATAATACTACATTAACGACTTCGGATACGCTTCCTCTATTAAAAGAATATGCCTGGGATTTTACGCATGACGTTTTCAGAAAAAACGCTGACGGTCAGCATATTATCGTACAAGAAAACGAAGCGCTTAAAGTATGGATTTATAAGACTCTTAAAACTGAAAGATTCCGTTACGTTGCCTATCATGACAGCTACGGTATAGAGTTAGAAAAGTATATCGGCCAGGCTAATATTCCTGGTACGGCCGAAATGATTAAAAAAGATATCATCGAAGGCCTTAAAGTAAATCCGTATATCGTAAGTATCGATAAATTAGATATTACTAGACAAGAAGACGATATAGTCGAAATCACTATTTATCTAACCTCTATATATTCTCCGTTTGCGTTAAAGGTGGTGATTTAAATAATGGCTAAGAAATTAATAGGATTACAAGACGTTAATACGATACAACAACGTTTAATAAATACAATTAAGGGTAATCCTGAAACGATTATAGAAGGATCATTTAAACGCGATATTATTAACGCCACTTCGGAAGAATTTAAAAACGCTTATTTCGAAATCGATTTAATTAAAGATTCCGCCTTCGCAGCTACTTCCTGGGGAGAATACTTAACAGCTAAATGTAGCGATATGGGTATCGATAGGAAAGTAGCCGTAAAAGCGCATGGCGAAGTAACCGTTAAAGGTAGCGCGAATGCATGGATTCCGGCTAAATCGTTATTTCAATCTGATAGCGGTTACAAATTCTATACTACTGAAGAATCCTTTATCGGCGATAACGGTACTGCTACGATTCCGATTGAAGCTGAATTTCCTGGTACGGAATATAATTTAGACGCTAATACGATTACACTTATACCGATGAGTATAGGCGGCGTATCAGCTGTTAATAATGATAATCCTACTATTGACGGCTTCGAAGAAGAAACTGACGAAGCCTTATATCAACGTTATAGCGATTTTATTAGATTGCCGGCTACTTCCGGTAACTTGTATCATTATAATCAATGGGCGACGGCAGTAAGCGGCGTAGGTGGCTGCCGTGTAACAGAATTAGTCGAAGGCCCTGGTACAGTAGGCGTAGCTATTGTAGACTCTAACGGCGATAAAGCTAGTACAGATTTAATTAATAAGGTTAAAGCCTATATCGAATTAAAACGTCCGGCCGGCGCTAAGGTTATTGTATCTACTCCGGATATCCTTACTATTAATATTAGCGTAAGTGGTTTAACTGGCAGCGGTACAGAAGAATCCTTTAAGAAATTACTTACTGATTATTTCCGTAAACACGGATTCAAGTTAACGAAAGTTAGTCAGGCCGATATAGCTAAACAGTTATTTAACTCCGGTTATACAGATTACAATAGTATCCAAATTAACGGTACTAACGGATCAGTACAGTTAAACGGTAAACTTCCTAAGATAGGTACGGTGGCGTTAAATGGCTAAGTTAGATAACGTAATCGGTAAGGATTTTATGCGTCAAGAAAAGACGAATATTCTACGATATTTACCGGCTTTTCTTAGCGAAAATTCCGATACATTTAAGTTAGTAGGCGATTCGCAATCAGCTGAGCATGACGAATTAAAAGAATATTTACTCGACGTATATAAGCAATTCTTTGTATCAACGGCTACATGGGGTTTAACTCTTTGGGAAAATGATTTATTTATTCCGACTAACGAATCCGATTCTGACGAAGTACGACGTTTACGCATATGGCAAAAGCTACAGTCTAAACAAACTTCGACTATCCAATTCTTAACGAATTTGTTAAATAAATTTGTTAGTACTAAAGACGGTACTATCACCGAATTATATTCTGAATATAAATTAAGATTCGAAGTGCAAGACGGTACTATCGATAATTTTACTGATTTATTAGCAGCTATTAACCAATGGAAGCCGGCGCATTTAGGATACTTCTTTACTACTTATTTAAACCTCGGCGAAGAAGTCTACTTCAGCGGAGTAGTATCCGAAGTCGAAGAAATCTATATACCGGCTGACGCTAATTACACTATCGAAACTTCTAGTACTAATACAGAATGTAGCTACATTCCAAAATTACTAATTCATACTAAATTTTAAATAAAGGAAACATATATTAATGGCTAATAAAACAGGCGACTTCGACGTACTGAAGTTAACGAATGCCGGCCGCGATATGTTAACGCAAGGCCGCGCCGGCCATATCATCACATTTACGAAAGTCGTAATCGGCGACGGTACAGCGACTGGATCAGCTATCGATAGCTTAACGGCGATTAAATCTCCTAAGTTAACCTTACCGATTGCTAAAAGCGAAAACGTACACGCCGGCCAAATGCGACTACAGTTTAGAGTAAGTAATAGCTTAGTTAATACTAGCTTCTACTTCCGCGAAATCGGCTTAATGGCTAAAGTCGATAACGGCCAGGAAGTACTTTACGCATATACTACATGCGGCGATAAAGCTAAAATGGTATATGATAAGACTTACCCTATTCAAGAAAAAATTATTAATATCGATACTGTTACCGATAATGCAGTTAACGTTAAAGTTATCTTAGATTTATCGATTATGTACGCTACGTTAAAAGATATTAATAACGCCTTAACACTCGATAAAGTATATCCAGTCGGCGCTATTTACACGTCAGTCGTAGCGACTAACCCGGCTACGCTATTCGGATTCGGTACATGGGAAGAATTACCACAAGGCCGAATGTTATTAGCACAAGGTAGTAACTATGCAGCCGGTAGTACAGGTGGCGAAGCTATGCATACCTTAACGATTGCCGAAATGCCGCGACATAGCCACTATGACGATACGGAAGCAGCCGGTAACCATAATCATGGCGGTACTACTAATAGCAGCGGTAACCATAATCATAACCTAGTTAAGAATTTTGGTAACTCTCCTAACCGTAGCGGTAATGGTACTTATATCAACAAAGATAATAGCGATAATATTAGAAATCTTGAAATATTGAAAACTACCGACGCCGGTAACCATAGTCATACATTCACAACTACCGATAACGGTAACCATACTCACAGAATCAAAGCCGATGGCGGAAGTCAACCACATAATAACATGCCGCCTTATCTTGCTGTTTACATGTGGAAAAGGGTATCTTAATTATGGATTATATTAAACGTCAGTCCGAAACGTTACATACTGGTAATGACTGGAATAGAAGCTATACTATTCAGGGCGATAATGTAGATTTAAATAATGCGCATGCAGTATGTAAACTTCGTACAGTTAACGATGAATTAATCTTAGAAGCTGACTGTACGATTCAAGATAAATCTATTTATGTAAGTATTCCGGCCGCTAAATCCTTAACGATTCCTAAGACTTTATTTAAAGGCTTTTACGATGTATTTATAGTTAGCGATACATATAGCTATAAGCTAGTCATGGGAAGCATTAAAATTATTCATGATGTATCTTTACATTAAAGATAGTGAAAGGTTTAAATAATGGAAAAAGAAGTAATCGTTAATATTCCGAATCGAATTAATATCGATATCGGTATCCCTGGCCATAAAGGCGATAAGGGAGATAAAGGCGATCCAGGTATATTTAACGTAGCTGATTTAACGGAAGATCAATTAGCAAAACTTAAAGGGCCGAAGGGCGATCCAGGCCCTAAAGGCGAAGACGGTAGCCCTGGTTTACCAGGTAAAGACGGTAAATCCTTTACATTCGAAGATTTAACACCGGATCAAATAGCTTTATTAAAAGGGCCAAAGGGTGATACTGGGTTACCTGGTATACCTGGTACGCCTGGTAAAGCATTTACATACGATGATTTTACAGCTGCACAATTAGAATCTTTAAAAGGCCCTAAAGGTGATACTGGTAGTCCTGGCTTACCAGGTAAAGACGGTAAATCTATTACATTCGACGATTTAACCGAAGTACAAAAGGCAGCTTTAAAAGGGCCGAAAGGCGATAAAGGCGAAGACGGTAATCCTGGCGCGCCTGGTAGTCCTGGTAAAGATTTTAAATACGAAGACTTTACTCCGGATCAGTTATTACAACTAAAAGGCCCTAAAG